TGAATTACGGTTGTTTAATATTCCGTGTTTTACGTAACTACCTTCGTGGTCATATAAATCATAACGGGTAATATAAACTTGTAAATCTTCTACTTCGTTTCCATCTCTTGTAAATTCTACTTCAAATTGAAACTCCATTGAGCCAAACCTACCTAAGTTAATATCAAAATATCCTTTACGGTTGTAAAAATCTACTGCTTCAATTTTCCAATTACGTGTTTTCATAGTGCTTTGTTTTAATTATTTCTTCAAAATTAATATAACTTTTTAAATAAACAATACTTTTAGAAAAAAAATAACAATAATTAAAAAACCCCTCCCTTGCATTTATCTAAAATTCCCAGGTTTTGATTTGAAGAAGGGGCTGTTGCTTTGCCGAGCCTAATTAAATTAATAACGAAGACTTACTTTATTTCTGCTTTTATAGTTATAAATATCTTCAATAAGAGTTTTATACTGTTCACGATTAGCACAATCAACCATAGCTGTTGGTTGTAATCTTATTTTGTGCATAAAATCATTAAAATCAAATGTTTCTTTTTGAAGTAAACCCATCATTGTTTGAACAAAACCTGTACGATTATAACCAGAATAATAAGGTTTAATCATTCGTATTTTATTAGCCATATCTTGAGCCAAATAAATATCTCCGCGTCTCCAAGTTCCTTGTTCAAATATTTGTGAAGAACCATCTAATTTACTACCGCTATAAATACTTTTTGCATAAGTTCTTGTTGTACCACTACCAGTATTTTGACATAATGCAATACAATCATTAAAAGTATAGTCATTATTTTTATTTACAAATTCACGAAGTTTAATATAAGATTCAACTCCCATATTAGCATAACCCTCCATGAAATCTTTTTTACTCCAATTCTTTTGATTAAGATTTAATGTGTGAACTTCATTTAATGCGTATCCATCCACAATAATATAGTAAACAAATGATTCAGCTTCTTTGGCAGCCATTAAACGATGTTGTCCATCTATTACCTCCATTCGTTCATTAACTAAAATCGGATTACACTTCATTCCATAAACACGAATAGAATCAGCTAATCGCTTAACGTGTTGTAAATTCGGAATTCTGTTACCGTCAATCTGTTTAAAAATTGATAAATCATTTGTTTTGTAAACCTTGTTTACTTCTTTTCCTGTTTGCACGTGGTTACTATTGTTCGCCATTGGTGCTGTTGTTAAATTAAACATATATTTGTTTTTATTGATTACATTCCTTTTTCATTTAGGTATTTCGCTAAACGCTGGATCGTTTTACTTGTTAAAGACTTGCCGTTTAAAAACGTGTGAATATTTGACTGGTGCAATTTAGCATCCAAACAAAAAGCATTTAAAGATAGTTCGTGTTTTTGTAGGTAGTCCCGTAACATTTTACGCGTTAACTCGTCGCTATTTGCTATTATTTTACTTGCTTTCATTTTTTAAATTTTCCGTGTTTATATCAATTCTTTGCTCATAAATACCGTTATTAACAATAAATCCCGTTATTTTACCCAATGTAGTTTCCCCTAATTTTATTTCCATTGTTTGAAAATCAATTTTTAAACTCTGATTGTTAATAGGCATATCATTACACTTTGTTTTTTTTGTTGGCCTAATGTTTTCGCAACTCATTAGAAATCATTTAAGAAGTCGGACATATCGTTTTTAGGCTGTGGCTCAGGCTGTTTAACCGCGTTTTGATTATCGCTTGGTATTTGCGCTTTCAAACTTATATAAGCTCCGTTGTCGCCTTGTTTTTTCCAACCAGCTAATTCGTACTTAATTCCGTTGATTGTTATACTACCTTTAAAATCAGGGTGTGAATCTTGTTTTTTAAATTTGTTGGTAGATAGACTACCGTAGTTTTTTTGTTCCATTTTACTTTTTATTTATTTTTACTTTTAACATTTTAATTACTAAAGAATCAGCGTTTACCGTTCCGCCCTCGTCTGTTACCGTTAGCAAGGCTTTTACTAATTGGTTTAATTCTTTTAGTTCTTTTTTTAATTCTTGTATTTCTTGGTTAACTTCAGGATTCATATTAATTGAATTAAGTTGTTATAGTATTCTCTACATTCTTCAATTCGTGTTTTAATAGCTTCGATAACATCATCGTCACGCTTTACTACGTGCGTTTTAACACGCTTTTCCTTAGGTATATGTCCGAATGTATGCTTATCTTCTACAAAAGCTCTTATATCGTCGCTTTCTCCTATTACATTTTGTTTCCAGTGTTCCCTTCTAACTTCATCGTCAACAATTTGTTTAGGAGTATCGATTAAACAATAGCATAACAAAGCCTCTTGTTTATCAGTTAGCCACATATAACCCTGAAGCTGGTAGTAATAATCTTTGTTATTTAGTTCGTTTTCTATTACCTTGTCAAAAAACGTAAACGCATCCCAAGAACTTTTAACATCAATCAGTACGTCCGTGTTTACATCAGGTTTACCAGTTACCCATTCATTAGAAAATTGTTCTTCATTCTTGTAAATAAAGCCTACGTCTAAAACACTTTCAGTTAATTTAATCGCTTCTGGTTCTACTTCGTTTCCTTTGTCCGTGTATCTACTCCAGAACTCTTTGTGTATTCCGTATTTTTCTTGTATTGCTAATTCTAAAATATAGCTTTTGGTAGTTTGAGAAAGACGTTCCCCCTTTGTTCGGGGGTTCGTCATTATTTTGCCGATTTGTGAACAACGTACTTTCATATTTTCCCAAGCATTTCTATTTGTTCGTCAGTTAAATCAAAGTTTAATGGTATATCAGCTAATTCATATTTACCACTTTTAACGGCTGCAATTGCTTTTTCAAGTCTATCATTGTCAATTTTAGGCTTTTTCTTTGTTTTAACTTGTTCTCCTGAAGCGTCCGTATCTTTATCCGTTACTAAACCTAACATCGAACTCAAACAATATCTACGAAAATACGTAACTCCAGAACCGAAACTTTGAAAATCATTCATTCCTTTTAGTTGTACGTATGGGATCATGCAGTTACTTTCTATTTGTTCACCGCTTTCTACATGAAATACTACCGTGGCTAAATAGTTAACACCCTCTTTAGTGTTTATTAATTGCGTGAATCCTAATCCGTGTTTTTGTAGTAACGGGTTTATTTCATCAAAAATTTTAGGTAAATCAGCATAGGAATATCCGTACCCTTGTGTCGCTTTGTGAATTACTTTCACTTCTTGCTGGAACGCCGCCAGCGATTTTAATAAATGTTTCATATAACTTTGTTTAATTTTTACAAATTTAATATTAATTTTTAATATAACAATAGTTTTAAAAAAAAATAATTAAAATAATTTTAATTGCGCTACGTGGTTGTTTATTCGTTCAACCGCCTTTTCGTAGTATTCTAAATCTAATTCACAAGCCGTTAGTTCAAAACCATAATCATGGCACGCTATCGCAATACTTCCACTACCTAAATGAGTATCTAAAATTTTGTCTTCAGGCTTTGCGAAAGTTTCTAAACAATATTTATATAAAGCAATTGGTTTTTGTGTTGGATGTATATTTAAACCTTGTTTCATTCCTACTTTTATTTTTGGTGCAAATCCACTTTCATTTCCCCTTGCATATTTGAAAATTAATAATTTACTATTAAAACTATTCCAAGCCATTTCACCGTGTGAAAATGAAAAATTATACTGCATTTTATCCCAAATTATCCAACTCATTACTGGGTCTAAAAATTTAGTGAAATAATTACCGCCCCATATTATTTGATTTTTAGAAACTCTTTTTAACTCATTAAAGTATTCTTTTGTTGGTATTGAATTATCCCAACTGCCTTTTTTATGTTCTTTAAAACCATTAGCTTTACAATTTACACCATTTTTAAAAGCGTTTTCATCTGCATTAATCCCATAAGGCGGGTCTACAATTGCCAAATCAAAGTAATTATCTGGGTAACGTGCCATTAACTCCATGTTATCTTCGTTTGTTATTTCTATTTTATCCGTTACTTTCATAAAAATTTCTTTAAACCTTGCACCGCATTCTCAATTGAATTAGCTCGTTCCTGAAGGCTTGTTATTTGTTCAAGTATAGTTTGCTTACAATCGCTTGTAAAATACCCGTGTGACGTTGCTATTAGGGGTATTAAGCTATTTGTACGAATATAGTTTACTAACTTTCGTAAACGTGGTTGCGTTAGTCTTATTTTATATCCGTTTTCTTGTAGGTAGTTATTCATTCGAGTAACTATTAACTCCGCCTTTATCGGGTTCGTCTTTTTGTAGTGTCTAAAACCGTTTACTACTAAATGCAAAATTTCCATTTCTTCAGCTGTTAATTCGCTGGTGTGTTCTTCAAACCCCGTAATCATTTGTAAATGTTTTTAATGTTATTCTTTTGAGCATATCGAATTACAAAGTCTTGCGCATCTTCCAACCTTTGACTTGAATAAAGGTACTGCCTATTTCTACGAACGTAAAAATAATT